CTGATAAAGAAACTGCCCGTAAGCAGAAGCGCAAGCTAACTTACTACGCCAACATCTATGTGGTGAGCGACAAAGCAAACCCTGAGAATGAAGGCAAAGTGTTCCTGTATAAGTTCGGTAAGAAAATCTTTGACAAGATTACTGCCGCTATGCAACCTGAGTTTGAAGATGAAACTCCCGTGAATCCTTTCGATCTGTGGGAAGGTGCTAACTTCAAACTGAAGATCACCAACGTTGCTGGTTACTGGAACTACGACAAGTCTGAGTTCGCTGCTCCTTCTGCGCTGAACGCTGATGATTCTGTACTGGAAAACATCTGGCGTCAAGCACACTCTCTCCAAGCATTCGTGTCTCCTGATAACTTCAAGAGCTACGAAGAACTGGAAGAGCGTCTGAATCTGGTGCTGGGTATCACCAAGACCCCTGCCCAAGCTCGTGCCGCTCAGGCAACCCGTGTGATGGATGAGGAAGAGGATGAAGAGTTCTCTGCTCCCGCTCCCGTTGCCCGTCGTGAACCTGCTCTCCCCCGTGTTGCTGCTCCTGTAGGCGCTGCTAGCGAGGATGAGGATGACGATGCTCTCAGTTACTTCGCTCGCCTCGCTGAGGAAGACTGATTCTAAAATCACATAACGAAAACCAGTTGGGCGGAAAAAAAATCCGCCCAATTTTTTTTGCTTAAATACCCGAACGCTTGGTAGATCTGTCTATGTAGCTAGAGGATTCTCTATATTCTAATTGATTCTCCAACTCACTAATTAAAGAACTGATGTACTCTGGTCTTAGAATATAAATTTCTCTTTTCTTATCGTTCTCTTTCATTTCATATTCTAAGTTTGTTACAGGGAAGCAAATATCAGATCCATTTTTTTTAACTACTGTTCCGTTATCGTAGTATTTAAAAATTAGATCTTGATATTGTTTTCTTCTTTCTCCTGTAATACTAGGTGGAACTACTACTTTTCTGTTGTAGAAATTTTCATCCACTTCAATACCAGCTTTTAAAACAATTTTTCCTGAAGAGTTTCTGACTTCAATTGTTTCGTAGTGATGGATTTCTTCTGGGTTGTCATATTTTTGTGTAGCATACTCTATTACTTGGCGAGTATTCATTGGAAAATCATTGTGTGGATTGATTATATTATTAGTTAATATTATAACCCAGTCATACTCTGGTGTATTGTAAAACTTATTTGAGATAATATCATAGCGGTCACCATCTACTATCGCATACTTATTGAAGTATACTGAAGATTGGTAAGCGGAATCTGTAATTTTATATCTCTTGAAGAAATTTTTTGTTAGGATGTATTGTGTTTCCGAAGCAGGAAACTTCAGGGGCTTTTGATCGTATTCAATGTTTGGTAGTTTAGAAAAATACATCAGTATCCACCTCCATCTACGTTTACTTCTTCGCCGTACAGAATCTTAAGCTCTTGGAATTGCAATGTTAAACCTACTGCAACTGGAGAACCGTCACTGTAAGTTGCCCATACTCCATCGGGAGTGTAATTAACATCTACAGATCCTATTGCACACATTTTATATTGAGTTATCCATTTGTTAACATCAGAACCCTTCTGCTTGAACTTCACCTTAACAATCCTAGGAACTCCTATTAGATTTGGTGTGCTTCCACCTGCAGATCCCGTAGAATCTAGAACAGGAAGAGCAGCTTTTCTAAAGGTATTGCAAATTTTTCTAATGTCTTTGGATTCGTTTGCATCTCTAGCTCTTAACTTAAAATTTAATCCAAAGGTTCTGAGTTGTGGACCTGAGTATAATACTTCAGTGTTTGGATTCAAGATTCTTCCTTGTGTGGATGAGAGTACATCATTGGCAGTTACTCCACCACCAAAACCAGGAATGCTATTCAATGCTGCAGCAGCTGCTTCGCCAGCAATGAATGAATACATCTGAGGAGCAACATCATTCTTCAATCTACTTACAAATGAACCGATGCCGTTCTTTACTTCAGCGACATTCTGTGTCATTGGACCAAATGATTTCAACGCAGCTGCTCCAAGTGGACTGAAATCTCTGCCACCCCAACCAGCACTTGAATTAGTTGAAATATCTTCAGGCATGTAAATGTTAATTGCACTCAATTCACTATCAATAGTGTAGTTTGCTTCGTCATTATATGCCTGAACTGATGATGTGTAGGCAGTAGAAGAAGAACCACCACTGAATGGTGGCTTGTATTGATAGAATGTGAATGAAACATAATCTCCATGAGATTCTGCATTTGCTAGGTCTCTTGGATATCTTAGTGATGTCATTGAGTTACGTCCGTGATGTCTTCTGGTTTTCCGTATCCCCTTACGATACGTTTGGCTTTGATACGATCACCATAATTTTCATTCGTTTCTTTCCACACATCTGATGATTTATATGGAATTAATACACCACTTCTTTCCCTGACAAAGTGTTCAACTGGTAAGGCAATGGCAGTATCCCATTCATCAATAGCGAGATCTAATAAAAATCCATCTACATGGTCTAAAATATATTTATGAAGACAAGAGCGAGGTAAATCTATGCGATCATCTTTTAATTTTTCTATGGCAATCATTCTTTTTCTGGGTTCTAGGTAGTGAAGATTAAAACCAAAGAAATGATCTGCGTTTGCTTTAACAACATAGACAAGTGGGAAGGTATCATAGTACGGTAGATATTTCATCTTTGCTTTGTATTCAAAAAGAAATAATCTACCTTGCCTTGCAAATCTTCTTAGTCTATTTTCATCTTGTTTATCTTCTTTATCTGATCTATCCCTTCTTTCATCTCTTATAGTTTTATCTGGTTCTTTTTTATATTCCAGAGCCATAGAACGAACAGTCTTTCTATACCATTGCCAACTCTGTTCTTCGCCGTTTGTCTTTTCTTTTACTCTTTCGAATAGAGTATTGTATCCTTTTCTTGTTTTACTTTCTTCTTTTTTGAATCCTTTTGCCATAGGTTATATCCCCAAGTGATCTTCGGTGAGAATAAGGAACTGCATCTGTCTATCCTCACACCAGTCACTTGCGGCTTCCCACTTCGCTTGGTTCTTTAGAAACGTTAGGACTTTATCTTTATATAATTTAGTTTGTTTCTTTGCTGGGGGTGGAGGTGTTGTTTGATTCTTCGGTTTGATTTCAATGAGATACTTTTTGATTTCATTTGTTTTAGTACGAACTTTAATATAGAAGTCAACATAGTAACGATGTACTCTACCATCCAAAGGAGAACGATAGGGTATCACAACTTCCTCACTGCCCCATTCAATCACGTTCTGGTTTCTATCACAGAACACCATGAACTTTCTTTCCCATAACGAACGATACACAATGTTCATAGGGTTGCCCCTATACTTCTTAGGATTTATGGGACGATAAAATCCCGAGTATGCCATAAATATAAATATAAAACTACCATAGGTATTTAGATGACCGTAAAGATAGCAGATATATTATCTGTGATTACCTCTCAAGGAGGTATGGCGTTTTCTAATACGTATAAAGTAACTTTTGAAGATTTCCAAGGAAAATTAAATGACAATATGATAGCACTGGGATTCAACCCCAGTGATTTTTATGGAGATAGAACAACGGCAGGTAAATCAGTTGTTGTATCGTTGATGTGTGATGAAGCAAACTTGCCAGGAGTTCAAGCTGCAACTGGGCAATTGAATGGTTTGTACACGGGGTCTGGTCAATATAACTATGCCCACACTAGAATTTTTAATGACTTAACATTGGGATGGATCTGTGATGCTCAAATGACTCCGTTGAAATTTTTACAGGCATGGATGGATACTATATTTGTTGATTATGATACTTCACAAACAGATGGATACAAGACTGCATTCCAACCTAGTTCTTTCTCCAACGAAGAACAGGTCAGAGAATATAATAGATCAACTAGATTAAACTTCCCATCAGAATATCAAGCGAAACTTTCTATATTAAAAGCTGAGAGAGGTGATGATGGTGGATTAGGTGGGGGAGGTGAACTTGCTAGACCATCTATTAGATATAGATTTGATAACATCTGGCCTTATGCAATAGATACCACACCACTTTCGTTTGGATCATCTCAGTTGGTTAAAGTAACCGCTAACTTTTATTACGATAGATACTATACTTATCACGTTAAACCCGCAAGCTAAATATTTTTACGTTATACTGCTTTAATTGGAGTAAATTATGCCTTTACCAAAGCCACCAGTTCCTACATATGAGTTGGAAATCCCATCTACAAATAAGAAAATACAGTACAGACCATTCCTAGTAAAGGAAGAAAAAATTCTTCTTATTGCTATGGAATCTCAGGATGAAAAACAAATTAGAGATGCTGTAATTCAAATATTGAAAGGTTGTATATTAACCAGAGGAGTCAAAGTAGAATCTCTTTCTATGTTTGACATTGAATATATCTTTTTGAACATCAGATCAAAAGCAGTTGGCGAAACAATTGATATGAAACTGACCTGTAAAGATGATGGAGAAACTGAAGTAGATTATGTACTAGAATTAGATCAGGTGAAAGTTCAGTTCCCTGAAGGACATAACAAAAAAATTATGTTCGATGATAACAGTGGTATTGTCATGAAGTATCCTGGTTTTGATCAGTTTATCAGATCACAAATCATGATGAAAGAACCATCTGCTTCGGAAGTATTTGATATTGTTATTGATTCCGTTCATCAGATTTTTAATTCGGATGAAGTATGGGAAGCAGACAACACCCCACGAAAAGAAATTGCAGAATACGTTGAAAGTCTAACAACAAAACAGTTTGAAAAGATTCAGCAATTCTTTGTTACAATGCCTAAACTATCTCACAAATTTAAGATTACAAATCCAAACACAGGTGTTGAATCAGAATATGAAATTGAGGGTTTAGTAAATTTTTTCGGATAAGTTTATTTCATGAGAGTCTTGAGAATTACTATAAAACAAATTTTAATTTAGTATACATACATAAGTTTTCTTTAACTGAATTGGAAAACATGCTTCCTTGGGAAAGGCAAGTATACGTTGCGCTGTTAAATCAGCACATCGAAGAAAGGAAAAAGAATCAGCAGTAACAAATGAATCTTCCTCAACCGCCAGAAGGAATATTAGATCCACAGAAACCTTGGCATCTACCAATGCCAAAGTCTCCTGGTCTTTGGGGTACTTTGAAAGCTCGTCTTACTGGTAGACCCAACGAGTATGGTAATTATTCTTCGTATGTAAACATAGGTGATGCAGATGCGGATAGACTAATTGAGAATATGAAAAAAGATCCAAGAGGATATCCTCAATTGGATCAGACTAGTGGCACTCCTTCACAGTGGATGGATAGGCAGAGAATATATCAAGAGTGGTTGGTGGAAAATTACCTAGAAAATCCATTTCGTGAACAAGTAAACGAAAAAATTGATCAGACTTTTACTCCAACTGATCTACCAAAATTAGAAGTTAGAAAGAGAAAGCAACAGCAGAAGAAAGAAGAAGCGGTAGAGGCGAAGGAAGAAAAAGAAGTACAGAAAGAAGTAGATAAAATTACAGAAGAACTTGATAATACTTCCGATAATCAACCTAAACCAGAGACTAAAGAACAAGAGAAAGAAGCAGAGCAAGCATCTAAAGACTCTTCTGATATAAAAGATTCATTAGATAAGATCAAATCATCTTTATCTTCGCAAATTTCTATAACAGATGCTATCAATAATACTGATAGTGTAAATGTATCTTCTTTAAATTCCCTCGTAGATTTATTCAAAACACAAACTGATATTATACGTAGAGAAGTTGAGATAAAAGCTCAACAAGAACGCGAGGCTAGTTTAGAACAGTTCAGTGATTTATCTGGTTCAGTTGGATCAACGTCTACCATGGATAATGGTAAGGCGAAAGGAAAGATTGTTAAAGTAGATGGTGATTTATTAACTGTAAAATCTTTGGAAGGTAGTTTCAAAGAAGGATCTACTATAACTCAGGGTGATTCTGGATTTGATTTACTAGGGATACTAAAAAATATTGGGTCAAAAATATTTGGAAAGGGTGCTGGATCCAAGGCAGGATCTTCGCCAATGAAGTTGTCATCTGGTGGCATTATTAGCGGACCAACTTCTCTTGCCAAAGGAGGATACATTCCACCAGGAATATACAACAAACCAACAAGAGGAAATCTATTGCCAGGACAGGCAGTTATTCCTTTGAATAGAAATGTAGGAAAGGATTTAAATAACCGTCAAGTGAGCGGTAGGGATAGTAAACAGCAACCGTTTGCTGATGCTTTACAAGCGCCACTGAAAGCAGTTGGTTTGTCTGTGCTGGCAACAACTGGAGATTTTTTGAAATCATTGGGACCACTTGCTGGATTCTATAGTCCATATGTCTCTTCATTATTGAAGCCTATGTCTGTGGTTTTAGGCATTCCAGTTTCTATTTTGGATACATTAGTGGGTGGTCCTGCATCTGCAGCTACTAGAGATTTGAAAGAACAGACCAATGTTTTTGCTGATATTTGGTCATCAATAATAGACAAGTTTGGATATGTTTTTGGTGATAGTGGTAAAGATGACAAGAAAAAAGGTGGAAGATCTAGAAAGAAAACAACTCCTTCCAATGGAATGATACCTGGAGATGCACCAGCTGAAGTTAAGGCAATGCTAGAAGCAATTTCTGCTGGGGAGGGTAGTTGGGATTCTGTTAACCCATCAACAACTGTAGAAGGTCTCAGTGGCATGACAATTTCTGCTGCCCGTAGAGCTGCGATGGCAAAGGGAATAGATCAACTGGGTGGATCTGGAGCAATGGGTAAATGGCAACAGATGCCAGCATTTATTATCGAAAGAGCAAAAGATGCTGGTCTCAATCCAGATAAAGATTTGTTTAATGCAGAAAATCAAACAAAAATTGCCAGAATGTTAATGGCAAGTGTTTATCCTGGCGGTGAAAAACAATTAGTTATTGATGTGAAGGCAGATCCATTATCTGCTGCAGCAAAACTAAGAGGAACTTGGCCATCATTGCCTGGCGGATCTCAAGAGAACACATCTAGAGAAAAGTTCTTATCAAATTTCAAAAAGAGTATGCAGCAATATTCTGCTGAGTCTGGCACCAATAATTCTCAAGGAAAATTACTAGATGCTTTCATGATTTCTGGTCCCGATTCTGGTTATGATGTTTCAGATTCATTGAAGATGCATGGCGAAGAATTGTTCTTGAATTATGAAAAAGGATTTACTATTCTGCCAGTAGAAAATAGAAAATTTAGTTTAACTAGAGATCCTTTAAAAACTATTTCACAGTGGGAAAGAATCATGAAGTCTTCCCCCAAGAGAAAAGGTGGGGAAGGATATGCGACTGGTGGTAAGGTAACTTTATACGCAGGTCATGCTGACATGCTTGCTAATTCTTCTGGTGGTCTTGGAACTAACGGAGGACCAAAAGGTGACGCGCCAAAAATTCCACAAGCGAAAGGATACTTTACGACAGAAGCATATTTAAATGATCAGATAGCAGCAAAGGCTGCTTCAAAATCTGGTGGGAATGCGATATACAAATCTCCTATAAGAACTTTAAATGGTAGTGATAAAGACAGCAACTGGGAAAGGGCAAAGAAAGATATATCTGATGGCAACTATCCAGTAGAACTACATCATGATGCGGAAACAGGAAAGGCAGGTGTCATTACTTCATCAGCTGCTGCAGCAACCAGCAATAAATTCTTCAAATCAATTCACGGATCCTATGGTTTTTATAGAACTGGAACCGAAGGATTTGTTAGTAGAGGTGGAATGATACTAGAATTAGATGCATTGAGAGAAGGCATTAGGAAAAATCCTTCTGGATGGATTTCATCTGCATCAACTAAGTTGGCTAATGCTATAAGAAAAGCAGCAAATATAGATCAAGTAGAAGACTCCACAGAACCTACAACTTCACCATCAGAATCAGAAGAACAAGCACCTCAGGATCCTTTTGAAGCAATGGAGTCCGCTATCAAAAATCTTAGTGTTTCTCTGGGAATGTTATCTGCTATTAACACAGGCGAGATTAAGAGTAAAGAAGATTATTCTAGAATAAGATCTGAACTACAGTCACAGGTTGATTCTGTTGCTTCCCCAACGCCTCCACCAGCTCAAACTAAACCAACAGCATCTCCATCTCCCGCCACTGTTGTTAGAGGAACTAATACTCCGATTGATACTTCTCCTAGCACTACGATGTCTCCAGTTAGTGCTGTAGAAATTCATACCGCCCGAAGTTTTGCCTAATAAATATTAACATAGGGGCATTGTAAAATGGCAGCAGGATCAGTAGGTTCGTCTTCAACTTATTCTGGAAATTTAGCTACTGGTGGTTTTAGTTTTTCGAAAACTGTTGCCAGCAAAGTTCTTGATGCCGCAGTGGCAGCCAAGCAAGAAAAAAGAGTACAGGATAAAATAAT